ATAATCATGCGTATGTCAGATCAGGGCATAGACGCCCTTCTCAAGAAGTTTGAAGGCTGCAAGTTGAAAGCCTACAAAGATCCAGTGGCCATTTGGACTATCGGCTACGGCCATACGTCTGCCGCTGGTGCGCCTGATGTCACTGAAGGTCTGACAATTACTCAGGCTGAAGCTGAAGATATCTTAAAGCGTGATTTGGTTAAGTACGAGAAGCCCGTGGCCGATCTGGTCAAAGTTCCCCTTAGCCAGCACCAGTTCGATGTTCTGGTGGACTTTGCCTACAACGCTGGTGTCGGCAACCTAAAGTCCTCAACCCTCCTCAAGAGGGTCAATGCAGGTGACTTTAATGCCGTCCCTAATGAGTTGATGAAGTGGACTAAAGCCAAGGGTAAAGAATTGCCCGGCCTAGTTCGTCGCCGCAGGGCAGAATCCGAGTGGTGGCGCGATCTCAGTAACAAACCGGTGGTTGAGGAAGACCAAAGGGTCGAGCCAGATCCCGTTCCTGTAAAGAAAATTACAGAATCAAAACAAGCTAATGGAGCAGTTGTTCTTGGAGCTTTGGGGTCTGTAGGAGCCGCCAAGGAAGTCATGACGCAGGTTCAGGAGGCTAATGGCCTGTTTGGATCAGCCGTGGCAATGGCTCAGGACATGAATTTCTTGATCATGGTGGCCGTGATCGGTATCGGGGCTGCTATCTGGTACTGGCGTAAACAGAACTTAGAGAAGCACGGGATATGATAGCCTTCCTATTTACCCCCATAGGTCGGTATGTCGCCATAGGAATTATTGTTTTTATGGTGGCGTCTGGCGCTTATTGGAAGATTAGAGCTGATGCGGTGGCTGAGATTGAAGCGGCGGCGCAAGCTGACGTTCTTAGGAGAACACAAAATGCGCTTACTGCTGGTGATGCTATTAACACTTCCCCTGACAAATTGCGCCAGCCTGACGGCAACGCCCGTGACTAATGGGGCGGTTTGCGAGGTATGGAAACCTATCTCTTGGTCTAAAAAAGACACGGATCTGACCATTACAGAGATAAAAGTAACCAACGCTCGGCGGGAAGGATGGTGTTCTAATGCTCAACGTCCTCAAAACTGGTTGCCTTGAGCGCCAATTCAAGGCTATAATAAGTTTACCGCCGATGCGTGCTGTAGCAGCTGCTAAAATACTACGAGGGTATTTATGAGCTACACCATGACATACGATAGCCTGCTGGTTGACCTGCGGCGCTATCTTGAACGCGGTTTTACGGTAGAAAGCGATGCTATCGTTTACGAGCAATTACCTCGCCTTGTAACCTTGGCCGAGCGTAGAATTGCGCGTGAATTGAAGATTGAGGGGTTTATTCAACCTGTTACGACCCCCCTTCAAGTTGGTGTTGCAGTTTATATGAAGCCTGACCGTTGGCGCGATACGGTTAGCATGACCGTTGATAACGTGCCTATCTTTGCTCGTTCTTATGAGTATTGCCGATCATATTGGCCCAATGAGGCCCAGACCGGAACTCCGGGTTTCTATGCTGATTATGACTACCAGCATTGGCTTTTAGTCCCAACGCCCGCAACAGCTCAAACCCTTGAGATTCTTTTCTACCAACAGCCGCCTCTACTTGGAGACGACTTTCAAACAAATTGGCTTACGCAATACTCTCCAGATCTGTTGCTTTACGCAGCTTTGCTTGAGGCGACACCTTTTTTGAAAAATGACGAGCGTATCCAGACTTGGCAGAATCTTTATGATCGTGCAGCCTCTGCAATCAATAATGAGGATCTGAAACGCATTATGGACCGTTCTGCAAATAGGAGCGAAGCCTAATGACTACTTACACAAGCGTCTTTGGCGGCGCTAACATTTACCCAGCTGAGATCAGCTATAGCGAAACCGTCCTTACGGCTGATGTTGTTTTAAGCTGGCCGGAGGAAACCTCAACCAGCAACAACCTTGCAACTCGTATTATGAACATTTCCGCTGGTTCTGCTGGATTCAGCATTTATTTGCCTTATGCAAACAAAACAGGGACAGGGCAGACAATCCTGTTTAACAACACCGGCGCTCAGACAATTACCGTGCGCAATTCGGGTGGGACTCAAGTTGTAACGGTTGCGGCAGGCACGCTGTGGCAAATTTACCTGACCAATAACAGTACGGTTAACGGTGTATGGTCGATCTTACAATATGGATCTACCACCTCTACAGCTAACGCCTCGGCGCTCGCCGGCACGGGCATTGTGGCCGTTGGCACAGTTCTCAGCCAGTCTGTGCCGATCACTAACTTCAACTCAAACTACACCGCTGGCGTTACTGACCGTGCCAAGATGTTTGTATGGACTGGAACTGGTGGCGGGACGCTCACGCTGCCGTCTGCCCCTACCATGGGCGACAACTGGTTCTTGTGTTTCAGGAATAATGGTGGCGGGTCGGTCGTAGTGGACCCGTCTGGCACTCCCCTCATCAACGGTGCTGCAACGCTGAGTTTCAGCCCCGGCGATTCGGCGATCATTGCTACTGATGGTGTTAATTATTTTACGATTGGTTTTGGCCAGTCTGCGGTATTTGCTTTTGATTACACTTCAATCGCCGTTGCCGGAACTGGTAATTACACACTAACTGGCTCTGAGTTAAACCGGATTGCGTACAACTTTACTGGAGTTTTGACCGGAAACAGGACCATTATTGTCCCCGCGACTGTCCAACAGTATTGGGTTAGTAACGCTACCACTGGCGCCTACACGATGACTGTAAAAACATCGGCAGGCACAGGCGTGACTATTACTCAAGGGGCTAGAGGCATATTTTATTGTGATGGCACCAATGTTGTTGACGCAGACACTAGCACTGTGTCTGTGCCCATTTCTATTGCTGATGGCGGCACTGGGGCGACAACAGCTGCGGGCGCTCGGATTAACTTAGGTTCTACAACCACAGGCGACGCAATTTTTATTGCCGCAACCCAACAAGCGGCTTGGACAGCTTTAGGTATTGCTCCATCCGGTGTTGTTGATGGTGGAGCATACTGATGCCAAAAAGCACACTAGTCTTAAAATCCCTTGCAGGTATAAAGCGAGACGGTACTAAGTACGAAGGTGATTTTTACACTGATGGTCAGTGGGTCAGATTTCAGCGTGGGCTACCTAGAAAGATAGGCGGCTACCGCTCAATCAACAAGTATCTAACTGAAATCTCTAGGGGTTTTAATAGTTTTACTCAACAGAGTTTGCAGTATTGTCACTCGGCAGGCTCATCAACTGTTGAGCGTTTTACTATCGACAGCAGTAAGAATAGCTCAATTATCAGCTCTAGGACTCCCGTAGGAGTGGCCGCGACCGGAACAGTCACCCTGACTGGTGGTGGCGCTGGTTCAGTTAATAGTGTCACGGTTAATGGGGTGACTGTCACATCTGGCGCTGTTGCCTTCATTACTGATTTGCCTACGACCGCGACTGCTCTTGCGGCAAATATTACTGCATTCACATCTACGCCAAATTACTCCGCTGTCGCAGTTGGCGCGGTGGTCACCATTACAGCTGGAACTGTTGGTCAGGCTACAAACGGATTTGTTGTTGCCGCTAGTACAACAACGATCACAACTACAGTAACAAACATGTCTGGCGGGTTAAATGCGCTAGTTAGTTCTGTTTACAATCAGTGGATGTTCCAAACAGCATATGACGCATCGACAACTCTTAACTCCATCATTGCGCACGTAGCCCCTAATTTGCAATGCGTGTGCAACGACACTGGGGGTCAAATTTTCTTTGGCAATGTTATAGGCACAAACGCTTTAACTGAAATTGTTATTCCTTCCGGGGCAAACGCAACCGGCGGGATTGTTATGATGTTTCCGTATCTCATGTACTACGGAACAGCTGGAATTATAGGCTGGTCTGTGGCAGGAACACCGTCTGATTTATCTGGCGCAGGGTCCGGTGTAGCGCGTGTCTGGGGTCAAAAAATAATCAAGGGTATGCCGCTGCGAGCTGGCTCTGGGACGGCTCCTGCGGGCATCTTCTGGGCTTATGATGCCGTCATTCGTGCTACCTTTACGGGTGGCGCAACTGTATTTCAGTTTGACACAATCGCCACTGACACCTCAATCATGTCCCCAGATTCGGTTGTTGACTACGATGGCGTGTTTTTCTGGGCTGGCGTTGATCGTTTCTTGATGTTTAACGGTGTTGTCAGAGAAATCCCCAATCAAATAAACTTAAATTGGTTCTTTGATAACATTAATGCTAGCCAACGTAGCAAAGTGTTTGCATTCAAAGTTCCTCACTTTGGTGAGATTTGGTTCTGCTATCCCCGCGACGACTCTACAGAATGCACTCACGCCGTTATATACAACGTGAGAGAGCAAAGCTGGTATGACACAGAATTGCCGTCATCTGGGCGTGCTTCAGGCGGTTATAATAATGGATTCGCAGCTCCACTTCTGACCGACTGTATCCCAACTACAAGCGGTTATCGTGTATGGATACATGAGCAGGGAGTTGATGAGATTGATGGGCAAGTTGCGGCACCCATAGAGTCTTACTTTGAAACCGCCGATCTTTCCATGCTGCCGCAGGGCAAAAACGAGTACCTCCGCATTACAACCATAGAGCCAGACTTTGTTCAAAATGGCCCAATGACTGTGCAAGTCACTGGCAGAGCAAACGCTAGAGCCCCTGAAGTTTACAGCAGTCAGTTCATATTCCCTGAGTCAGCAATTGAACCACACGAACAGATTGTTATGCTTAAAGAACAACGCCGCGAGTTGCGCGTGCGCTTTGAGTCAAACGCCGTGGGTGGAGATTATCAAATGGGCCAAATAATTGGCCACCTTGATTCTGGAGACAAGACGGTGCTGGCATGAACTCAATCAGGATCACATTGCCTTTTGGAATGGCTTTACGCGATTGGGCGGACCAAATTACTTTGGATCTCGATTCATACGGCGCTTTTGGGCGACTTCAAGATGAAACTAAATGGCAAGATTGGGCTATGCAGTTTGTGAATAACGCCTCGTTAAAAGAGAATATCCCAATCCCTTATAATTTTAGCGACTGGCAAACTTGGGCTGATCGTTTTTGTCAAACGGTAGAATAGGGCTTTAAAATGAACAGAGAGCAAATTATTCAGCTCGCCAACAAAGATCCACGGTTCTCAAAGAGCGTGGATATGATGGAAGAGCAATTGGCTCGGCAACCTATCGTCCCTCAAGACATGGACGAGATGATTAGCTTTTTGGAGCATATTCTTAAAGACCCGTCTAAATACGCAGAAATTCGCGACGCCGCCATTAAAGATGGCGAAATTGACGAAAACATGTTTCCTCCTCAATTTAACATGACTTTTGTTGTCTCTCTTCTTGTTGCGCTTTACGGCCTTCAGGATCGCATGAATCAACAAGGGTATGCTCGCGGAGGGTTGAAAGTAGCGGGTCGGCGTATTGCTAGCGAGGGTCGTGGTGGCGACACGATGCTTGCGCACATAAACCCCAGAGAAGCTCAGATGCTTATGAGCCGTGGCGCTTTGGGAACGCTCAACCCCTCAACAGGTTTGCCTCAATTTAAATCTTCTTGGGGTTCTATTCTGGGCGCTATTCTACCCATAGCCTTATCATTCATTGCACCCGGCATCGGCACATTCATTGGCGGCGCCATCAGTAGCGGCTTAGAGCTTGGCTTAGGCGCTGCGGCTACCTCAGCTCTAGGTGCTGGTGTAATCGGGGCTGGCGCTGGGGCTTTGGGCGGAGGCGCTAAAGGCGCTGTAATCGGAGGATTGACCGCAGGGTTAGGGAATTATCTTCTTGGCCCTGCCGGTCTAGTCGGGCAAGCTACAGACAGTATGGGTTTAACCGGCGAAGGCGGGTTTCTTACAAAGGCAACTGACAGTTTAGGCTTAACCGGCGAGAACGGACTATTCTCATCTGGTGCAGCTGGGGCAAAAGCCGCTACGGATGCGGTGGCTGATAACGTAGCCCCTGCAGCTGTTGACGGCGCTACAAATGCCGCAGCAGATAACGTAAGCCCGTTAGCTAGAGCCGCAATTGATCAATCTAATGTCCCAACGCCGCCCGGATTTGAAAATTTAGGTAAAATGCGACCCTCTGTTGAAGAGTTTGCAGCCGATAACAGTCCC